GGCGATATCTTCGATCTTGGCCCCAGCGGCTGGGTTGTCACTCAGCAACTGTCCCTGCCAGTACCACGCCACCTCAAAGGTGGTCGCCGTGGTCTGCCGGAAGAACGGTGTGCCATCAAAGATTTCCGAGACCGGGCGTGGGGTCTCATTCTCCCCATGTCCCAGGAAGAAATGGGACTTGTCCAGCCCGATGATGGTATTGGCTGCGAAGTAGGGATCCACATGCCAGGGTTGGCCAGAGAAACGGTAAATGGTGCCACCGTCGCCGCCGTCCTTCCCTTTCTGTTGGGCTCCCCCATCACGCCCCACACCCACCTGTCCGCTGAACGCTTTCGGGGAACTCATGGCGAAGTAGGTATCCTCGCGCAGCAGTTCGTGATAGCGCCGAACGATGGACAGGTTGGAGACATAGGCGTTGAGCTTGGCCCCACCCTTCTCACGCACAGCATCTTCCAGCTGCATCATGAGATCCTCGGTCAGCGCCCGGTTGGTGCCGCTGTTGTCGAGCACCACCGATTGCCAGAACTCATTGCCCGAGGTAGAGCGATTGATGTTCCCAAAATTCCCGTTGCCGGGATTGGCATCATCAATCACACCCAGAATACCGTTGGTGTGGTAGATCGCCCCCGATTTTGTCGAGTTCTCAACACAGAAGAAGTCCCCGGCGGCGGTGCCACTGGGGGCTGATCCACTGATCGTGATAGTTCGATTGATCGGGTCAACGGCGTTGACGGTTCGGGAGGCCGCCAGGTCAGCATCGTTGTCGGAGGCGTCAATCAGATCCACGACCATGCCGATATCCACCCCAGGCAGGGCGTTCACCGTAATCGTCGTCTGATTATCCGCCGCAGGCATGACCCCCAGTTTCCCCAACCCGTCAGAGATAAGGTCCCCGTTAATCAGCCGCAACACCCGCCGCCTGAAGCCCTCTTCCAGCATCTTCAAAGCTGTCTGGAACGCAAACTTGGAGTTGCGTGCATCCTGCAGGAGCTTCCACGACATGTTGTACAGCCCCGCAAATTCCTGCAAGGCCCAGGTCGCTTCCGTCGTGTCCGGGTTGAGGTTCGACGGGAGGGTGCCACCTTCCGCCAAGCCCGTCCAGGACCCAGGATTCTTGGTCATGATGGGCATGATGAACTGCCCACGACCAGCCATCGGCTTCTTGATTTTTTGGAACAGATTCCAGGTGACGACTTCCTGATTGAGCAAGTAGAGCACCTGATCTACACCATAGGTGTATTTCAGGGCCTCAATGACATCAGTGGTACTCGCCATATCACTGTCCTCTCACTGTGAGGGACAGTCTACTCGGATTGCCCTGGGCTGATCATCGGCCAGAGTTCATCGGCACGATCCTGCGGGGTTTTGTAGCCCCCGGTCTTACCATCCGTGATCGCCACCTCCCCGCCCTTGCCGGGAAATGGTGAGGTCTTAGCTTTCTGCACTGTTGCCCGATCCATGTCACGAATCCCCTTCCGCACAGACTCTAACCGAGCCCGCACCATATCAGGATATTCGTTCGCCAACCCGTCCCCTTCGTGTGAATACCACACATCTTGCAGGTACTGATTGGCCCATTCTTCATCGGGCAACCCATGCTCCTCACGCATCTTGCTGAACCGTTGCGTGAGATCAGATTCAGCCGCTTGGGTGGTGTGCTTGCCAAACCCCTCGCGCATCTGCTTATGTTCCTTGTACATCTGCGCGAGTGCCTGATCCCGTTGCTGCAGCGCCTGATGTAAGGGGTTAATCCCTTCGTTAATCAAACGCTCAATCACCTGTGCGGCAGTTGGACCGTCAAGATAGGACATTTCCCGCAGTTGGTCCAGCAGCTGTTTGTTCTGGGCCTGCTTCTGGCCCTGCTGTGCCTGCACCTGCTGGTGCTGCCGCTGCTGTGCCTGCGACTGCTGTTGCTGCTGCAGATACTGCTGCTGCTGCTGCCATTGCTGGCGTTGCCCATCAAACTGACGGCGCTCGTCTGCTAAGGCCTGGGACTTTTTTGTGAACTCGGCCTGGACCTCCTTGGGCCATGCGCCGGTAGACTCTCCATCACTGCTAACCGGTGCGTCTAGCGCATCCGGTGCTGCGTCTATTACTTCATCATCTGCCATCGTGTCTCCTTGAGTGGAATACGAATGCCTGCAGGGTATTCACTTGCCAGTGAGTCCAGTCAGGCCTGTTCGTGTACCGTGTTCATGCGACACTCTGTTGCAGTATACCACCAAACATTACTGCGGCCCTTGCGGCCCAGAAGGCCCGCCAGTCTGCATCATTGCCTGGGCCAATTCCTGCGGAGCCTGTGGGGCCACAGCCTGGCTGGCCTGGAACTGCCCCAGCGCGGCATCAATGGCTTCAGCCGCCGCTTTGGCCGCCGCCTGCTGAGCCGCCTGTGCCACCGCCCCCTGAATCTGTTGGGACTGTGCCCCTTCCTGCCGCCGTTCAGACGCCTCCATCAAGAGCTGCCGACATTTGTTCCAGAACGCCACAAAACTTTGCTGGACCTCTGGACTGGCTCCCAAAAATTCGATGGTCGCCATTTCGGATTCCAGCTCATCCATCACCACCCGAAGGTTCCAGAAGGGCATGGGAATCTGGGGTGGCAGAGCCTGCCCCTGCCACAACCGTTCAATCAGAGACATGGTCAGCTTGCGGTATTTAGATTCAGAAGCTTCCCGTCCCACATCACTCATGTTTAAGTCTGCGGCAACCTTTTCCTTGTCGATCTTCCCGGTACGCTCATCGATATACAACACACTCAAGGGGGATTCCAGATGTTCCCGGATCCGGGCCTCCCGCAACGCCCGCATCTCAGGCACCAGACTCCCCCGCTCCACCGTGATGGAATAATCGGTCCCGGCCCGCAGGATTTCCGAGGTCTGGAAGATAAAGACCTCATCCTTCATGGAATTGTCGGTGTAGTGGAGGGTGCGGAAGGGCGGATAAAATTCCTTCACCCGGTTCACGCGCATTTCCTTGACCTTGGACATACGCTGCCCCAGATGGCGGTAGAGATTCCCCCACTGCGTGTCGAGCAGTTCCTGTAGCATGGGCACGGCCATCGGCCCGCGCATCTGGCCCGGAAATTTCGACTCCTGAAACAGATCCACCCCACCCGCCACTTCACGCAGCAGTTTCAGGGTCAGCTCGATGGATTGCATGAACCATGTTGGGAGGTTAGGGGGATCGCGCCGTTGCACCATCTTGACCCCAGCTTCGTTCAACCCATGCTCAATCGGGGCTGGATAATCCGAGGGAATATCCTCCCGCTTCAGCGTCGGCCCCAGCAACTCATCCGCGTAGATCGAGGCATTGGCCTGCTCCCCTAATTGGGAGATGCGCTTGTTCAGGAACCGCTGGGGCGGAATCAGATCCGAGACGTAATCATTGCTCCAGAACGAGGCCACGGTCGGACCCCAGTGAAAATCTACCAGGGGAATAAACCCGTAGGGATTCTCGTCATCGTGCAGGATCTGCTCCCCCGGTACGAAAGCAGAATAGCGTCCGCGTGGGTACTTCGCTGAAATCGGCTGGAAGCGTTCGACCACGACCGCCAGATCTGGATCATTGTCTGCGCGTGTGCCCTGGATCCGCGGGATCAAATCCTGCAAATGCGTGGACCCTGTTGGGTCCCCAAACTGTTTGATATCCGTCGAGAGAATCCGCACCTCACTGGTATCCTGAATACTCTGGGCCACCTCAGCACTGATGTCGTAGTTCGCCTCGATCCAGCCCAGCGTACGGATCTTGGCGATGTAGACCGCTTGATCAGGGGCGAGATCATCCACCGAGCGCACCGAGGCATCGATAAAGACCTGCAAGGGGCTAAGCACCTCACTGCCCACATCCCCGGTCAAGACCATTTCTTCCACCACTTCGAATTGTTCCTTGGGAGCCCCCTGCTCGATAGCCTGCTGCCGGATACTTTCAGGCACCTGTTCCCCGGTGACGACATGCGTCCACAACAATTCACCCGTCGCCTCGTCAAACTGCGGCATGGGTTCCATGCCTGCATCCTTGACCCAGGGCACGTATTCAAAGGCCACACCTCCAACAGCAGTCCACCACAACAGCTCCCAGGTACGCGACGGCTGGTCGAGCTTTTCATCGAGGGCCTTGATGAGCTTATCCACCACCGCAGCATTGGCCACCGACTTGGGATCCTGTTTGTCTGCCCGTGCCTTGAAGACCGGTGCAATGCTACTCAGGCGTCCCATAATCTTCCCAAGCATCTGGGCCGCAATGTTGAAGACGAGATATAACTTGTTGGGATCCCGCCGACGAGTGAACAGCACCCGATTCTGGGACCCGACCCAATGCTCACCGGAAATAAAGGCCAGGTTGGTCAGGATACGGAGTTCGACCGAGCCGACGTTACGGGCTTTCTGTGCGCGTAGGCGGTTGTAGTCTTCCGTATATTCCGACAGGCTCTCGGCGTTGTCAGCCATTACTGGGCTCCTAGATGGGCATCAGGGCTATCTGCCAGCCTGGGGTCATCCAGTGGGCTTGGCATCGGCAGGGGCACTGAGGGGGGTAGGGCTTTCATCAGGGTCTCCAGTGTGTCCATCCGGGCTTGTAACTGGTGGATTGCCGGGTCCCAGGGGTGCCGGTCGTGCAAAGGACCCAGCAGCCACTTGCGCAAGCGATTTGCCATCCATTGCATGCGTTGCTGCCTCCTGAAACAGCTGGTCTAATGTACGCGAATCAGTCACGCCTGTCGATTCATTCCGTCGAGTCATCTGCAGCGTGTGCATGACAAACTGCACCTGCGATTCCAGTGCGTGTATACGGCGTTCAAGTTCCTGTCGATTCACTAGTGCTCTCCTAGATGGGCATCAGGTGCGGATCCCCGTTTCCGTTTCCGTAACGGTGAACCCATCCACTGCACCGACCCGATCGGGGGTGTCATGGTCGGGAGCGGTCGTTCTCGTTTGCCGCGTGGATGGCGTGACAACACATGCTCAATACAGTCCAGGGCATGATCGTTGGACTTGATCCGCTCGTACCGGCCCGAGGCTGTGGTGTGCTCAGGCCACTGAGCCCCTTCCACTTCGAAGGGGACAATTTCCAGCCAGGGGGCAAAGAACAGCTGCTCGTGCTGAAAATACTGACGGGCCGCTTCTGTGCGCACTTCACGGCCTCGATGATTCGGGAGCAGCTGCACACCGTGATGGAGAAATTCCTGCTTGAACTGACTGTTGGCATCAGCCCAGGCGAGCGGGCGTGTCTTCCAGACAGAGGCCATGCGCACCAGCGCCTGTGCCCAGGAGAGCAGGGATCCGGAAGGATCGAGTTCCGGGGTGCCAGCCACGTAGGTATAGTTGGTCAACTCATCCAGCAGAAACGCTTGCCCATCGGGGGTGATGCCCACCACCACGGCGGCACAGTAGGTGCCGGTATCGGCCCCAATCTCGATACGCCAATCCGAGGGAAGCCGGAAGTTCTCACGGGTAGCGGGCTTCTCGGTCAGGTGCCAGAGGTGCGGGTGACTGGACAGCGAGATTTGGCGCTCACCCCGTTGATAGTTATACACCCGCCCCACGAAGTCCCCGAGCTTCCCGAAGTAGGCGATGGAGAATTTCTCACGGGTCAGGAGATGCCGGTCCCGATCCATGGCCGCCTGATTAAAGCTGTAGGGATTCACCCGTGCCTGCACCCCACATTTGCACACCCAGTCCGGAAAGTCGGCATGCCCATGGCCATTGTCGTGAAAGACCCCAACCCACGGACGATCCGGGGTGGTGGGAAACACGGCATAGCCTTCCCGCACCCGGAGGTTCTGGGCCACAGAAGTAAAACACTCGATGCCGGGGAGTTGGTAGGCCTCACAATAAATATAGGCATCGACTTCTTTGCCCTTGAGGGACTCAGAGCGTTCCCAGCTTCTGGCTTCAAAGCGCACGCCGTTGTCAAGCTCCAACCAGAGCCGTCCATCCTTGGGACGATTCTGGAGGGATTTAGGTTTTTGATTCAGGCCACGTTCCGAACACAGGGCCTCCAGGATGTAATCAAATTCTGGGGCGCACATGTCGTATTCATTCCCGACCAGATAGACCAGGGCGTTGGGTACGGCCGCGAAGGCCGCGCCCCACAAGCCAGCCCCAGCCGACTTGCCGGATTTATACGCGCCGAGTTCGGCTACTACCTTAGCTCGTCCGGCAGGACGAGGCACGAGGCGTCTGGATTCAATAGTGGTGGTCGGGAGGCGGAGTGTGATGAAGGGCTCGGTGGTGGTCTCGGGATCCACGACCTGTTCGGTCAGGGTATAGCCATCGGTGGTGACCCACCAATCGGCCTGATGTTCGAAGGGGATAAACTGAATCTGGTCACAAAGGAAGCGACGAAATTCGGTGATGAGCCGATCGCGGAGCGGCGGGGGAACGGAGGTGCTAGGCATAGGGATTGGTGGTCCACTCCTCGATTGGGGGGCATGGACACGCGAAGACATGCTGCTTGTGGATCCAGCACCACCACTCGTCACATTCGGGGCAGCGCACCCACTTAGC